GACAGAACGCGAACCCGCCGACCGTCACCACGGCCAGGAGCCGCAGAAGGTCGGCATCCCCCGTCGAGAGGAACACGACCGTAGGAACGGCCGACGGATCCGGCGTCATCGCGCGAACAGCGCCGCTATCGCGCCAGCATCAAGGAGCGTCAGCACCAGCACGAACGACACCCAGACGAGCACCGTGGCAACAACCACGAACCCCCCAAGCTCGACCAACTCCCGGCTAGGCCGCATCACGGTTCCCCCAGACTCCTGCGAGCCTCCCGCGCGAACCGCGCGAAGTGCTCGCACTCGGCCCGATGCCGCGACCGCGCCGCCATCGACCGATCCACCCGAGGGCAGTAGGGGGAGCACCAGTAGCGACGCTCCCCCTCGTCCCCGTTCACCATCCGCGCCGCGAGCCGTTCGGCAACCCGACGAGCCCGCACCGCGTCGATGACCCCATCGAGCCAGGTGGCACTCATTCCGCACCACGCCGCCCGAAATAGAACGTGAAGCCCTTCGCCGACCGGACGCCCACGGGGATCGTTACCAGGTCGTCACGATCGGGCGATCCGATCGCCTCGACCGCTGCGGCCTCGTCCCGGTACTCAACGCGGTACACCACGTCGCCCACCAGAACCGACACCTTGAACCGGCCCGGGTAGACCTTCCCCTCAGCCTCCCGGTCCGCTTCCAACTTGCCAGCCAGGTACTGACCGACCAGGTACAGGCCCGGTCGCGTCGCCGTCGTTGTCGTCACTCGTCTGACTCCCTTCGCCAGCTACCCAGGTTGTCGCTGAATAGCAGCTCACCGCCATCCTTCATCACGTACTTGGAGACGTAGCGGGCGACCGCCTCCCGTGAACGCACGCCCTCGATGGGCTCGATCCGAGCATTGCCATGAGCGCCGAACCACTCGCGCCAGGCCCTGTCACGGCGTTGGGTGCCAACCCCGCCGATGAGCCCGTGGAAGTGCGTCCCGCCTTCATGGTTCGGATTGACTTCCCGTGAACGCGTCCAGAACACCGAATCAAGGGTCCCGCGTTCCTCGACGCCCTTGACCCACTCGCGGAAGTACCGATCGCTCGCGGACCAGCCGACGAGCGAATGACCAGGGCCGACCGGCTGGTGACGAGTGTTCGGACGGTCGCCGGGAGCGACGTTCCGAAGCGCCCGGATCGGCTCGAACGTGAGGGTGTAGAACCAGTCCCAAGACCACCCATCCGAGAGCCAGCCCGCCAGCTTCCCAACCGTTCCGCCTTCCTCGTCCCCCTCCGCTAGAGGAGGGGACCTATACCCACCCCCGCCATCCACGGGGGGTCTCCAGGGCAGACTCCGGCTAGTCAAGGATGGGCCGGAGTCTGCCGCCGTCGGGGCTCTGATCCCCGTCAGCGGCCGTCCCTCCGATCACCTGGTGCCCAGGGGCCGGGAACAGAAGAAGCCCCGACCGCTACCGATCGGGGCTTACCAGGGCAGGGGCACCGGGAGCCGGAAACGCCGCGCTACACGGGCCGGGCCGGTCCCACGCCTGGACCGCTCTGATCGGTCCTGGACGCGGTATGAAGTTGACGCTGCCGATAATGCGCACCCCTTGAATCGGCTGTCAAGTACCGAAATCCGGGCCCCCATGAGCACTGGCGGGCCCTTGACAGCGCATGGTACAATCCGCGGTTCGACTTCCGATAAGGTGAGCTACGGCTGGTACACTCCCCTCGCGCGGGGCGCTCTGATCGCCACGCGCCACGCCCCCGGGTCCGTTGCTACCGGACGCCGGGGGCCGTTGCATCGTACGGAACGATGGAGCGGGCCGGGAGGGCCTTCCGGCCCTCGGCACCCCGGCCCGCTGGCACCGGAGCCCGGACACCGCGAGGCCCCGGCCGACCCTGCGGGTCCCCCGGCCGGGGCCTGAAGCGATATACCGCAATGCTCTGGTTAGCGGGGGCCGGCTGACCCGGCCCCCGGGCGTAGACGCTGGACGAGCCCCCTCCGCCTGGGCCTACGGCTTCCCGGTTCGCTGCGGCTCACCGGCCAGGCTACGCGGGTCCCTTACGCGCTGTCCTCGACCTCCTCGCAGATCGGACAGACGCCGTTGTCATAGACCGCCGACCCGCACTCGTCGCACTCGTCGCCCCCTACCTCGTCATCGTCCTCAAACATCCGCACCGACCTCCACCGCTTCCACCACCGGCCCGAACCCATCCCCCATATCGACCGCGTGCCGATCGCCCGCAGCGGCCCTACGGATGGCCTCAGCGCCCTTGAGATTCCGCGACGGCAGTACGACCCCATCAGTGTCGAATGCAGCCTCGAACGACCGCCTGTAGCGCACCACGCGACGCCCCAACCGCCGCTCGACGTTCGCCTTCGTCGTCTCACCGTTCGCCCTGGGCGCCATCGTCGGCGTATACGCCGCCGCGACCAGGAACCAGGGACGCTTGCCCTTCGCCCGGCGCCAGATCGACGGGGGAGGGTAGGACCGCACGTAGTGGACCACCGACGTGAGGGACCGTAGTTGATGATCCACGAAGCTCGCATCCTGCGCGGTCCAAATCCACTCACACGCCAGCTTCCGCGACTGCTGGAGGACCCACATCAACGCGACGCTGAAATCCTTCCAAAGCCGCGCCGGCATGATGACCCCAACCTCGTCCATGAGCAGGACAAGCCCCCGTTCCTGGTCCCGGAGCGCGAACGCCCGACGCGTCAGCATTTCCAGGTCGAGCCCCGTATCGGTCATCGGCAGCGTTTCGTGCTCGATCACGTGATCCCCGGCCTTGCAGCCAGGACCACAGACGACCGGAATATTGGACATCAGCACGGCCCCACGAGCTCGAGCCAACGTCAACGCATGCTGGACCGCGAGCGTCGTCTTCCCCGCCCCGATCGTCCCGACGTAGCCCTCGATAATCCCGTACTGGCCGCCGCCCGAGGCGATCGTCTTCACCGTCATGACGACGCCCAGGACGACCAGGACCAGAAAGACGGCCGCCACCAGGCCGAGCGGCCCGACCGCCGCGATCCGGTGCCCGAACTCCCCGAGCCACGTCCCCTCGAAACCGGCGAGAACGTCCACCTACGTCCCGATGCCAGGCTTCGGGATCAGGTGATAGACGATGACCGCGACCCGGAACGCCAGCAGCGCGAGCATGATCCCGAGGAAGATCGTCACGACCCCGAGCGCTTCCGACAGCGGCAAGAAGCTGTTCAGCCAGGTATACCCCGTGATCCACCCCCCAGGGATCGAGAGCCCCAGGTCCGCTGCATCCGGCAGCAGCGACACGACCACGCCCGCGACGGCCGCCACGGCCTTCGCAACCTCATTGACCGGACCCCATATCCAGCCCGTGAGGACCCCGACCCCGACGATACCCAGGACAACGAGAGGCACCTACGCACCGTCCCCGCCGCCCGCCGACGTGCCCGTAGCGCGGATCGCCCACCGGATCAGCGCCACCGCGACCGCCAGGTACAGCAACGTCAGCAGGATCGACCGCAACCACCCGAGCGACCACGTGAAATCGTCCAGGGGCAGGTCCGCCGTCACGGTATACGCCCCGCCCGCCGCGTCAGGCCGCCAAACCGGAAGCTCGAAGCAGCCGAAGCACTCTTGGCCCGCGACGTAGCTATTCGCCGCGGCGCTCGCCGCATCCTGTAGAAGCTCGACACCCTGGCCGACGTAGCCGAACGGGGCCTTACTCATGAGCGCGTCATACACATCCCCGAACGCCGCCAGCGCCCCCGAGGGGTCGATAGTCGGCACGGGTGAGAACTTCGCGCACGCCGCAATCGTCGGGTCCTTCCGACACACGTCGACGTGACTGATATCAACGTTCACGTCGATCGGCGGCTGCGTCCCGCCGCCCCAATAATCCGGGGGCTGCGTCAACGCCGGTGCGGTCGGTGTCGGTGTCGGTGTCGGACTCGCCGGGGGACTGTAATCCGACGAGTCGATCCAGATCGTGCCCACCACGTTCCCGAAGTGAGCTAGATGCGCCACGATATCGGAGCAGGTCTGACCCGACGCGGCCACCGTCCACGTCGTGCTGACCGACGTGTCCGAGCCCCCGATAATGTTATGCACCGTCCCGTTGGCTTTCCAGCGATCGATGCGCCACGGCGACCCGGTGTACCCCGGCGCGCTGTATGACCCCGAACACCCTACGCGGAACTGAAACGGCTTCGTTCCCGAAGTCCACCCGCCCCCAAACGTCCCGGTCATATAGCCCCCGACCGTCATCGCCTCATTCGCCGTCGTCGCGACGGACCCGTACTCCACCGTTGGCGCGATATCGCAGGCGTTGACCCCCGACGAACACGCCGCCGCTGGCGCGAACTCGGCGCAGTACTCATGGCTCCCGTACGCGCCACACGACTGCGGCGCCGGTGTCGGTGTCGGTGTCGGCGGTGCCCACGACGGCACCGCGCCACACGGCTCATACGCCGTGCCCGATCCGAACGCGAGGAATGTATCGGTATAGCACCAGCCCGACGGGGGAGCCTCGTAGCAGACGTTCGACCCCGCCGCGTTGATGACACACCAGGTCGTTGCCGAGCTTGCGGTCGGGCTCGGTGCACCCGCCGGCTGGGTTGGCGGTGGCGTCGCGGACGGTGGAGCCGAGAACCCCACGCCGCCCGGTGGGGGCGTCGCCCCGTCGATGCTCCGGAACGTCCGGACAACCCGTACCTGGTCGATCGTCACGCACGATCCCGAACCGTACCCAGGCACCCGGACCCGATAGCTAACCGTCCCGCTTGACCCGTTCTTGACGTTGACCGTCGTATTCGTCCCTGTCGTCCCGACGACGTAGTACTCGGACGCCGCCCCGCTATTCGTCCACCAGTAGCCCGAGAAGCCCGACGAACCGGCCCACCACGACCCGTACATGACTGTGGGACTGCCCGTCATCACCACATGAAACGAGATCGACAGCGACCAGACGCCGACCGCCGACCCAGTGTACAGCGTCGCTTCCGTCACGCACCCATCCGTGGACTCGCCCGACACCGTATCCGCCTGGACCGGGACGGGGGACAGCAGGAAGGCAGTACCGAACACCGCGACCAAGGCCCACGCGCCATAGCGCACCAGCCGATGACCGAGCATTCCCGTACCGCCTTCCCGTTGCCGACGCCGGACCGCGAGGCCCTAGCGGATGAGCCCGACCGCCTTGAGAGCGACCCGGGCAGCCTTCCAGGTGGCGCGAAGCAGGATCGCGATGGCGAACCCTGCCGCGATCGACGCAGCCGCGCCGGCCATGAAGCCAGCCAGGCCGGTCGTGACCTCGGTCCCGTAGTCGAGCGTCGCCGCCTCGACCGCGAAGACCGGGACCGCCATGACGAACACCGCCACGACAGCCATGAGCACCGAAAACTTGCGCATCGTCTGAGATACCTCCTTCCCGTCAGATTCCGACTAGCGCCGATGGAACATCAGCGCGAGAACGGTCGAAATGGCCCCCGCTACGAGGCCTTCCCCGAGCGCCACGATCAGCGTCCGGAGCCCACCGACCCCGGCGTCCGTGAACAGCGAACCAGTCCAGGACCAGTCCACGTCAGCCGATCAGGTCGAGCGCTTGCATCGCCACCGTCGCGGCCACCAGGGTCCCCGACAGCAGCACCCACAGGACTACCAGGTCAATGAGCACGCCCCTACCTCCGGAGCGCCGTGGCAACCGCCACGATCGCCAGCAAAAACAGACAGAACGCGAACCCGCCGACCGTCACCACGGCCAGGAGCCGCAGAAGGTCGGCATCCCCCGTCGAGAGGAACACGACCGTAGGAACGGCCGACGGATCCGGCGTCATCGCGCGAACAGC